ATGTACGAAGGCTGGAGGATATAAGACAACATACAACATTATCAACAGGAACATTTAGTAAGTATTGGAATGATCCGAAGAGATTTCCACTGGGGGAAGTAGTGGCAATCTTTAACTATCTTAAGATTCCGTATGAGGAAAGAGCAAAGATATTGAAAGTATGAAGGGGATTTGGGGATGAAAAGACTTATTGTTGGGTTCTTTATAGGGTTATTGGTTATTTCAACGCCTATTCAGGTTAAAGCCAATAGCCTATCTGATATCGACACGTCCGAATCGGACGGAATACCTTGTGAAATACGGCAGTATGCCGAACTATGCGGAAGTGAATTTAATATTTGTCCAGAATTTCTGGAGTCCATTGCTTATTACGAGTCCAGGTATGTTGCAGATGCTACAAACGGATCTTGTGTAGGCCTTATGCAAGTAAATATAAATGCCCATAAGGACCGGATAGCTTCTTATGGATGGACTACAGATGATATGTCGGATCCATACAAAAACATGATGATTGCCAGTGACTACCTTCAGGAGCTTTTTGAAAAATATGAGGATCCTGGAATAGTCCTTTACATATACAACGGCAATTCAACAGGCCTTAAGAAGTATAAGCAGACAGGCCGGTTAAATAAGTATGCAACCAATATCCTTGACTACTCGGCAGAGCTGGAAAGGATTCATGGCAAATAAAGAAAGGAGAAAAAAGAAATGGAAAAAAGTGTGATAAATGCAGCACGTATGGAGGCTGCGCTTGATTTGCTCACAGCAATGATGGAGGAAGAGGCAGAGGATAGAACACCAATGTTAGGTATTGGAGATCTTAACTACGTCCTTATCGTTGCTGGTTACAAGCCGGTTGAAGTGAAGCAGCAGAAGGAGGTAGAAGTCATTGACACTGTACGATCTGAAGGGTGAGTTTTATGAGCTGTATCAGTTGGCCACGTCAGAAGATGATGAACAGGCTTTTTTAGATACATTGGAAGCTTTAAGGGGCGAGCTGGAAATAAAGGCTGCAGGATATGTTCATATTATCAAGCAGTTAGAAATGGAAGCTAACGAGTGCGACAAGGTTATTGATGATTTTGAGGCTAAAAAGGCCCAGAGAATGAAAGCTGCTAAGCGTATGAAGGAGGCTCTTATTTCTGCCATGGATGTTGCAGGAGTAGATAACATTCCGGCTGGTGATTATAGCCTGAAAATAGCCAAGAATGGCGGCCTTGAACCACTGAAAATTACCGGGGATGTTCCGGATAACTTTTTAAAGGTTATCTATGAGCCTGATAGCAAAAAGATCAGGGAAGCGCTTAAGGAAGGTGAGCAGCTTGATTTTGCACATCTTGAAGAGCGTGGAAGACATTTGAATATCAAGTGAGGTGTGAAAAATGGGATTGCCGGTTTTAATTTTAGGCGAGTCAGGATCAGGGAAAACATATTCCATTAAGAACTTTGATCCTAGTGAAGTTGGCATTTTTAGTGTAGAGAAGAACAGATTGCCTTTTAAAAAGGATTTTAAAGTCGCTAAAAATGCTACATATCAGACACTTGCAGCAGCCTTTAAAAATCCACAATTAAAGACATACATCATTGATGATAGCCAGTATTTATTAGTCAATGAAATGTTTGATAAGGCAAAAGACAAAGGCTATGACAAGTTTACTGATATAGCAGTTCATTTTAGAGACTTGATTCATCACATCAATAAAAACATCCCAGATGATGTGATTGTGTATTTTCTGCATCATACGGAAATAGACAGTAACACAGGAAGAACAAAGGCCAAAACTGTAGGAAAGATGCTGGATCAGGTACTAACTGTTGAAGGTTGTTTTGACATTGTTCTTTTATGCACTGTTGAAGGAAATGAGCATTATTTTATCACTCAGTCAGACGGATCTAATACTTTGAAGAGTCCGGAAGATATGTTTGAAAGAAAGATACCTAATGATTTAAAGCTCGTTGATACAGCTATTCGTGAGTATTACGGCTTGAATAATAAGAAGGAGGACAGCAAATAATGAAGGCTTTTAGTGGTTACGAAGAAGCTAAGGAGAAGGCGAAGTATATGGGAGGACAGAGACTTCCGGTTGGTGCTTATGTATGCAAGATACTTGGTATCAAGTTGGAACCTGGTAAGGAAGGCAACTCAGATATGCTGCTTGTGCAGTTCGATATTGATGAGGGCGAGTATGCCGGATTCTTTAAGAAGCAGTATGAGGAGAACACAAACGACAACAAGAAGTTTAAGGGCCGCACTACTGTATATCTTCCCAAGGATGATGGCTCTGAAAAGGACGGATGGACTAAGACAGCGTTTGCAAAGTGGACAAATGCCCTTGAAGAGTCTAACGAAGGTTATCACTGGGATTGGAATGAGGCTACCTGGAAGAATAAGAAGATCGGCCTTGTATTTGGTGAGACAGGCACAAGGATTGAAGGCAAGGATGTTGTTTATACAGATTGCAGATTCCCGGTTTCAGTTGAGACAGTAAGATCCGGCAAAGCTCCTGAAGCAAAGTTTAAGGCCAAAGGCGATTACGGCAAGGCAGAAGAAGACAGAGCTACAGACTTTACAAATATTCCTGATGGATTAGAGGAAGAATTACCTTTTAAGTAATTAAGGAGCTATGATGGAGACTTTTGACAAGATAGAAACACTTGAATCAATGGTAGTGCTTGTAGACAGTAGGGAGCAACCTACACCAAGAGCCAAGAAGAGATATGAGTCTTTTGGCTTCCCATACAGAAGAGTCACATTATCTTATGGCGATTATGCCTACAATTGCAAACTTCCTAATGGTAAGTGGCTGTATGATCCAGAGAAAACGATCAAGGCTAAGTGCATTGTTGAGCGAAAAATGAACTTAGACGAACTAGCAAGCTGCTTAACACATTCAAGGGCACGATTTGAGCGAGAGTTTGAACGCGCAAAAGAGAATGGAGCGAGAGTGTTTCTACTTGTCGAAAATGCTTCATGGGAGAACCTTCTTGCTGGCAAATACAGAAGCAAGATGAATCCTAGTAGCTTTTATGGATCCCTGGTTACATGGATTGTCCGCTATGATATACAGCTCATTTTTTGCAAGGAAGAGTTATCCGGGAGGATGATCCGAGAGTTTTTGTATAAGGACTTAAGGGAACGTATTGAAAAAGGCGAATTTGATGAGATGGGGGCATCATGAATCAAGAAGCAATTAAGGTAATGACTAAAGAGCAGCTATTCGATAAGAACATGCTGTATGAGGTATATCAGGAGAAAAATGAGACTGACAAAGAACTTTTATTGTTGGCGTTAACTGACAGAGCAAGTGAGCTAAAATGCAAGCCAGCTCTTAAAAAATTTATCAAGGCTTTTGCTGCTGATTATAAGAAGGAAGCTAAGCCTATTTATCAGAACAATATAACCATGTTTGGACATCCTAATGGAGAGCTTAATTGCGGAAACTGGATTGCAGACAATAACGGAATCAGAATACTTACTATTTTTGGCGAAAAATTAGCTTGCTACCATCCGATTTTGCCGGTGGAAAGGCTTTTTAACATAGAGACTAAGACAGAAAAAATCACTTTAGCCTATTACAGAGACGAAGAGTGGAAGGAAATTACTGTAGGCAAGGATGTAATAGCAAGCTCAACAAAGATTGTAAAGTTGGCTGAGTATGGCGTGGCCCTTACATCAGAAATGGCTAAATCGCTGGTTCAGTACTTATGCGATATCGAAAACATGAATCCGATATTGCTGAAGCGATCAACAAGTAAGTTTGGCTGGCATGGTAAGGATTTTATTCCTTTTGACAAGAGTGTTGTTTTTGATGATGAAAGCCGCTTTAAGGATCTTTGCGAGTCTCTTAATGAAAGTGGCAGCTATGATATTTGGCTGGATTTGGCAAAGAAGATAAGGCAGAACACTAAGCATTATGAACCTCAGTTATATATGGCGGCTAGTTTTGCAAGTGTCCTATTGAAGCCGTTAAACATGCTTCCATTCATTGTGAATCTATGGGGCAGTACCGGCAAAGGTAAGACAGTAGCAATGATGTTAGCAGCTAGTATATGGGCCAATCCTTCAGAAAATAAATATATCACTGACAGTTATGCTACACAGAATGCTTTTGAGATCAGACTTGATATTCTTAATCACTTGCCACTTATGATGGATGATTTGTCAAAGGTAAGGGATAAGCTCAATGACAACTTTACTGATTTAATCTATCTCTTATGTTCTGGTAAGGGTAAGGACCGCAGTAACGTTGATCTTGGCTTGAATAAGGTTAAGACCTGGCAGTGTACAATTTTATCCAACATGGAGAGGCCACTTGCTACAGACACAATGAAGGGTGGAGCCATTAACAGAATTTTGGATTTTGAAATGGGCGAAGGCTACATTTTTGAAAGTGGTAATGCTGTTGTTGAAGTCCTGAAGGATAATTATGGATTTGCCGGGCTACGATTTGTTGACTTAATTAAGGATCTTCCGGTGGAGGCTTTGCAGAATATCCGCAGAGATTTTGAAAAGAAGATCAAGGAAGAGGCCGAGAGACAGGGATCAGTCAAAGAGGAAAAGCAGATACTTCCGTTATCAGTACTTCTTATGGCTGACAAGATGGCTACAGATTACATCTTTGAGGATGGTATCTATCTGGATCTTCCGACAATGGTTGCCAATCTGAAAGATGTTAATGATGTTTCAGAAGGCAAGAGAGCTTATGACACAATCATTGATTACGTGAAAGTTAATATAAACAAATTTACAGATACAAATAATACCGGTGAATGCTGGGGCTTTATCAATGAAGGCTATGTCAACATTATCCCTTCAGTAGTTAAAACAATTTCATATAAAGAGAACTTTTCGATAAAAGCTTTTTGTTCTTGGGCCAGAACTGAAAATCTTTTAAGGGCAAACAATGATAAGAACCAAAATGTTGTTAGATTTCAGGGACACCCCACAAGATTTTACACGATAAAGATGGAACAGGACGAAAAAGAACCGGAAAGTAGCACAAATACTGATAATGACGGATTTGTTGATGCTGGGCAAATGGAATTGCCATTCGATTAGTGTTACACCGTTACACGTTACACCTGCCGGAAATGGACTTTTATATAGAGAATTAAAAAAATTTAAATACCTGAATATTTTTATTCCTCTCGCGTGTATACAGTTATTCGGTAACAAGTGTAAAAAGTGTAACGGAATAGTAACCATCTGATTTACAAGCGTTTTTCTAATGTGTAACAACGTGTAACCATGTGTAACAGAGGGGGTATGGGGATGAATACTGATGAGTTTAGAGAGAAGGTGCAGAAGCCATATAAACAGGCATGGACAATAGTTTTGTTAGCTCAGAAGGCAATCTATACAGATAAGCAAGAGGACTGGGATCTGTACGCAAAAGAGGCTGATAGATTTGCCAAGGAAGGTATCGACAATCCGTTTCAGGATAGATGCGCAGCATTTGTCTATGATGCAGTGGACGATATCAAAAAAATGAATGAGGGGAGCTGAGAAGATGCAGTATAAAACGCCAAGCAAGAGATCAAAATTCTGGACTCCTGAAGCAGATTATAAGACTGCAGTTTATTGGTGTAAGAGATATCCGGACTGGATTAAAGAGCTTAAAACTCTTCCAGATACTAGCAAGGCCATAAGCTATGAGGGTGATAAGGTGCAGACAAGCAGCAACTATGATGCTACGGCTGAAACTGCTATCAGAAGATCAGATATTTTAAGCAAAGTTGTCCTATTAGAAGGACTGGCTAAAACTGTTATGCCGGAGTGTCCTGGTTATTTGATCAGGGGCGTTACTGAAAATGGTGTGAAGGTTGAAGACCTGATTGCTTCCGGGATGCCCTTCAGTAAGAACAGTTATTTGCTAAGAAGGCAGCAGTTTTATCACTTGTTATCAAAGAGGATATAGGTATGAAAACAGCAAAGTGTAATAGAGATTGCCTGAATTGTACTCATGGTAGTTGTATTCATGACATAGAAGAAATTTTGGAGAAAAAAGAGGACTATGTACGTGCCAGGAGAAGAGAAACTAACCGGCGGTGGGATGCGGCTCATAGGGAGCATAACAGGGCAAGAGCAAAAGCATGGTACGAAGCAAACAGGGAATCACATAAAGCTAAAGTGTTAGCTAGATATTGGGAGAAAAAGAATGGGCAGAAGGCGGAACAATGTGGATGATATGACAATCCGGGAACAGATTGAGGAAATAAAGGCTGAAATATGCGATAACTATTGCCTTTATAGGTTCACATTATCCGATCAGGCAGAATTAGAAGGAAAGTGTGAACAGTGTCCTTTAACGAGGTTGTAGCTATGAACATGTTTTTGTACATGAAGGTAACTAATGATGATCTGGAACTGCCGGAAGCTGTAGCAGACAGTCCGGCGGAACTGGCTAAGATGGTCGGAACCACGGCTAATTGCGTATCAAGCAGTATTACACATAAGAGGGCTGGATGGCTAAAAGTGGAGGTTGAAGATGAGGGATGATCTTTTGAAAAAAGTGGAGATTTTTACTGGCGTCCTATTAGTGGTTTGTTTCATTTTATCGAGGATCTAGGGGGCGTTATGAAAAGAAAAGTGAGGGTATTTAATGCAGATGAAATGGAAACATTCAAAGATATAAAGCGATTTCATATGCAGTGTCAGAAAATGACAGCGGATCAGAAGAAGTATTGGCAGCGTAAACCATATGATTTTGGGAAAGGGGCAAGATAAAGATGAAGATGATTAAAAGAGAATTAACACCGGAGCAGTGGGAGAATGTCACATTGAGGCATGATACTACCGGGATATTTAAGCCACAAGAAGTTATGGGCTATGGCGTATATTCTGAGAGATACTTCCAGGATAAAGAAGACGGCAAGTATTATGTTGAGTTTTACTTAGGGGATTCTAGTGATTAAGGGGAATATAGATGAAGGATCGGATATATAAAGCACTTACCATAATAATGCTTTTATCCTGGTTAGCACTAATGTTTTCATTGTTTCCGTTTTTGGGATAAGAAGGGAGAAAAGATGGCAAGATACATTGATGCAGATAAAATCATATTCCATGAAATTGATGAAATAGGTGGAGAATATGAACCATACTTAGGTTGTTCTAAAAGACAAATAGATGATATTGAAACCGCAGATGTGCAGCCTGTTAAACATGGTCATTGGGTAAATTGTAAAGCGGGTTTTTATCATTCTTTTGGTGAATGTTCAGAATGTGGACATTTTACAACCATGAAACATAACTATTGTCCTAATTGCGGAGCAAAGATGGTTAAGCCACAGGAAAGTGAGGATAAGGAGTCAGCTCATGAAGAGGATAACTAATGCTGAGGAGATCAAGGCAAAAGGCATTAAATATTGCCAGAGGCAGCACAAGCTATATAAGAAGAATCGAAAACATATAGGTTATTGCAGAAATTGTCCTTTGCATATCTGCATTGATTATAAGGGCCATATCCATGCAGCAGTTATGGATTTTTCAGATTTTGCCTATGACTACAACTTAATGATAAAGGAGATTTTCAAGGAGGAACCAAAATAATGTGGGTTATAGCATGCTTTGTATGCTTTATGTTTGGGGGCCTTCTTGGATTCTTGGTCACTGCTTTGATGGCTGCAAGTAGCCGGAATGAAGATGATGAGGAATGAGAGGGTGTTACATAGTATTACTTTTTATATGCCTATATTTCTATTACTGGATTGGGAGGGATGATAGAAAATGACAAGTTTTGCACAGGATAAAGAGGATCTTATACTTGCGGAGATCCTAAAAGATGTTGTAAACGGATTTTACATTGATGTAGGCGCTAATGATCCGGAATTATTTAGTGTTACCAAGCTGTTTTATGACTGCGGCTGGCATGGAATAAACATTGAGCCGCTTCCAGATATGTTTTATAAGTTATACTGCGCTAGAAACAGAGATATCAACTTGAATATGGCAGCCGGCGCTAATTTTGATATGTTAGAGCTTAATGTCGCCGGAATGGGATCATCATTCTTTGAGAAGTATGCTGAGTCCTATAAAAAGATTATTGTTCCTGTGTGGCCTTTAAGTGAGATATTGAGCTGTGTTCACCCTAAAGAAATCCATTTTCTGAAGATAGATGTTGAAGGATTTGAAAAGCACGTTTTATCAGGCATGGACTGGACCGTTAGACCTTGGGTTATTTGCATGGAGTCAACAATACCAGGAACGTTAGAGCCTTGCTATAAGAATTGGGAATACATATTAACTGAAAGAGGTTATGTCCTATATTGTGAGCATGGTATTAACAGATTCTATGTTGATAAGCGCAATCATCCGGAACTGTTGGAGGGCAAAGATGAAACACATTAACTATTGGTCTTTACATGTTCCGGAGAGTGAACGGCATACAGAAGGTGACAACATAGATATCTACATAGATAACTTTGTATTTCAAGCACCGCCGGGGGCAATCATACTACTTGTGGAGCCACGTTCAATCGTTCCGGATGCATACCGGCATGTTGAAAATCACTGGCAAGAGTTTTCGCATGTTTTTTCTTTTGATAGCAAGATTCTTGAAAAATGCGGCAATGCAAAGCTGTTTATCTACGGCACCTACACCTACAAAGAAGATCCTCCAACATTTAAGACTAAAGAAATATCAATGGTGTGCAACAATAAAACAGTTTGCCTCATGCACATCAAACGGCAACAGATAGCACATAAGCTTAAAGGAATTATTGATACTTATGGTCGTTTTGATGGTGGGGAGTTTGTTCCTGAGAATATCATATATGACGGCTATATGTTCAATGTGGCTATTGAGAATTACAGTGACGGACACTATTTCACTGAGAAGATAGTTAATTGCTTTGTTAACTATGTTGTTCCTATTTACTGGGGTTGTCCTAAGATTGGTGAATACTTTAATACTGACGGAATCATTATAGCTAAAGATCCGGAAGATATACCGGGTATTATTGATAAGATTTTATACCTTGGGCCAGATAGGGTTTATGCCAACAGGATTGAAGCAATTAAGGATAACTACAATCGAGCATTAAAATATCATTGGTATTTCACTTTGTTTGAAGAAATGTATCATGACTTGTTGGAGGGGCTATGATTCTATCAATAATTATTCCGTACTACAATGCTGATAAATATATATATGATCTGCTTGACTGCTTGGAGCCACAGGTAACAAAAGACACTGAGGTTATTCTTGTTGATGATGGTTCAGAGGAGCCGTTTGATAGCCCTTATGAAGATTGGCTGAAGGTTATCAGGCAGAAAAACGCCGGTCCCAGTGCTGCAAGGAATACCGGCATTGAAGCGGCAACAGGAAAATATATATCATTCATTGATGCTGATGATCTGGTGGCTGATAACTACATTGAGAAGATTTTAGAGACAATCAAGGCAGAAAAATTTGATTTTTGTCTAATGTCCTGGAAGACTCTGCCGGGGCCGATTGATTCAGGCGTTAAGTTATCAAACATCAATAATACTTTCCCTTCATGGAATGTCGTTGTTTGGAACAGGGTTTATAAAAAATCCTATATCGGCAAGCATAGATTTAATCAAAACAAAAGAATTGCAGAAGACGCGGAGTTTATCAAGGCAGTTGGCGAACATGGCAAGAAGGCAATTATAACCGACTATATGTATTTTTACCGGGCTGATACTCCAGGAAGCCTAACAAAACAGTTCCATCAAGGCACTGTGGATCACAAAAAGATAGTCTATTATTATCCGACTGTTACTGCTGATATGAAAGATCTTCTGAAAGAGGTCAAAAAAGAGTATAAAACGGCTGAAGTGGTAGTTATGACAAACAGAAATGATATTCCAGAGCTTGAAAAATATGCAATGATCATCAAGCCTCAAATGATTGTAGGCAGTGAGCTGCGTGGAGAGAATACACCATTATTCAAGCCGGTTCCGGTTCCAGTTAAATGCCAGGTCCTAATGATCGTCAGAGGCACTCAGAAAATTGGAGGTATTGAGACTTTTGTTTATAACTTCTGCAAGATCATGCGGAAGTATTATGATATCTGCGTCCTATACGATAGCATGAATGATCAACGGCTTGAAATGCTGAGACGGATTGTTAGATGCGAACAATATAAACCGGAAAAGACTTATGCTTGTGATACATTGATGCTCATGAGGTTTAGTGACAGGATCCCGGAAAATGTGTCCTATAAAAAATCTGTGCAGATGGTCCATGCTTGCAAAATGCATGATTGGATGGAAGTACCTGAAGACAGAGACGAAATAGTTTGTGTTTCTGAGACTGCAAGAAAAACATTTCCAGGACTGAAAGCAAAAGTGATTCACAATCTTGTTGTTTGCGAGGGCTGCCAGGATGCACTTTTACTTGTATCGGCTACGCGGTTAGCGTCCGGCGAAAAAGGACATGATAGAATTATCCGTCTGGCTGAAGCTCTCAACCGGCAGCAGATTCCTTTTACCTGGCTGATTTTCACTGATACAAAATTCGCGGTGCCTGAAAACGTTCATCTGATGCCTTCAAGGATTGATATAATGCCTTTCTTGTCTGCGGCTTCGTATGTTGCCCAGCTCTCAAATTCAGAAGCGTTTTGTTATTCCATTGTTGAGGCCCTATGCTGTCAAACTCCGGTTATCTGTACCGATTTGCCAGTACTACCGGAAATAGGTGTGAAAGATGGCATTAACGGCTATGTTTTACCTTTTGATGGCGAGTATGATTCTATAGTTCGGAAAATATATGAACAACCGTTAAAGGGCCGGTTTCACTACAGTTTCAATAACACTGAAAGAGTAGGGCAATGGATAGAGATTTTAGGCCCTCAAAAGCCGTTTAAAAAATATGATCCGGCTGCAGAAATTCAGGTTGTTGTTAAATCGCCTTATTGGGATACGGTTTTAAAAGAGTCGCTTAGCCCTGGAATGATCCGGAAAATGGCAAGAGATAGGGCAGAAACCGCGCAAAAGCTGGGACTTATCCAGATAATGTGATATAATTAAATATACTCAAAACAACATATAAACCTCAAAAAAAGACCTCCGAAACAAGCTCCGGGGGCCTTTGTTCATATAAATATCGAATTATAGTTAGTTTCTGGGATAGTCCTTGGAATACTTTGCAACAGCTTCTATAGCTTCGTCGCTCCAGTCAAGTAACTGTCCGCAGTATGGGCATCTTTGAGGCTTATCAACATAATATCCGCCGCCTCGCATAATCTTTGTATCGCCTATTTTGCTGGGTTGTGTCCTACAGCTAGGGCATTCGTTCCAAACGCTTGTTAAACTAATGTGATATATTGGCGCCTTGGCCTGTTCAAATAGCTCTAATTGTCCTATCATATAGCCTCCTTAAGTGCTTTTTCAAGTAATTCAATGTTTTTTATGTATATGTTTCGGAATGAGTCCCCAGCTTTGCAGTGATCAAGCATATAGTGTTCATATTCTAGCTCTACTTCTAAGCTTTCAATGTACTCTTGTTTATCTGCTGGGCGTGTGTCTGTGGGTGATCCTCCGGTGTTGTCTTCAAAAAATGTATAGTATTTGTCTATTCCTGTTATTGTATGCTCTTCGCCTCTGCATATTACTTTTTGCCCTAAGTATCTGGGAAAACTATATTGTCCTGGGCTTCTTTTAGTGTATAAGAGTCCAAATAAACTATATTGTCCTTTTAATTGAGTCATGTTCTAGCCTCCTTTAATATCCTAACCATGCCAGCAGATTCAAGCGGCTGTAGCCGGTTAGATCAATCACCCTGTCAAACAATACGCGGCCGCCATTATCGGCGTAAACGTGTCCGTTTTCCTCGTAGTAGTTCATGTTGTGAAGTCTTAACATCTTGCATATCGCTTTATTACTCATGTTTTCAACCTCCTGTCCATAAGAAAACTCATAATTTGCTAACATTTCCTCATCCAATAAAGGCTCTTGCTCGATAATCATACAATCTCAACTCCTTTTGCTTTGAATTGCTGGATAATGGCTTTTAGATTTTCCTGGAGGTAGTAAAGATCCTCGTCAAAGTTTGCGGCCTGTGATTCGGTCAACTCCTCGTTGATCTGCTCCAGGTTGTAAAGCATTTCCGGCAGCTCAATTTCAATCACGTTTTCCGGTTCCTCGTAGCATTCCCAATAAGGGTTATACTCATTGATAAAATCTATATATGCTTTTGTCAGTTCGTCCATTTTTACACCTCCACTGGCATATCAAAATAGCCGATTGCCTCAAAAAGCTTGATTGCTCCGTTTGCCTGGGCCTTATTCATTCCGGTGGACCAGATCAGCGGCCACTTAGCAGCGATATCATTCATTGATACCTGGCAAAAGTCCTCATTTTCTGCATATCTGAGCTTTAAAATATAGTGTCCATATCTGTATTCAAGGTTCATGATTTTGCTCCTTTGTCAAGGTTTATTAGGTTTATTGAGGTTTATTTTTGCCGGTTTATGAGGGATCCGGCTCCCTTTGTCCTATTAGGCTGTCATAAGGTCGTATAATCTAGCCTTCAGTGCGATCATTTCAGCTTTTAAGGCTTCGTTTTCTCTTCTCAGGTCGTTAGCTTCTGCGGTGATCCTGATATTCTCGGCCTCTTTTTCGTTACGTTCCCTTGCAAATTCAAGGCTGCTTTTTCGCTCTTCGTTGTAAAGGTGCTGGAGCTTGTCGCGGTCGGCTTCGGCTTCTGCCAGTTCTTCGCGGAGCTTTACCGAAAAATTGCTGTATTCAGCGAAAAACTTAATTGTTGCCTGGATCCCTTCGGCTTCGTCATAAACTCGGTAAAATGTTTCCTTGTATTCGTGGCTAAGTCGGTCCAGATCTTCTAAGCTGCTATGACCTATCAAGTCTTGAACATGTACTATAAAATCTATGTCTGTATCAAGTCCGCCGGTGGCCTTTACTTCTCTTAATAGTTCCTCTAATGATTCATATCTAGGCTTTAACATCTTTTTATCCTCCTTTTTGCTTTGTCCTATTAGGTAAAGCCCTCCGCCGGTAGTGATCCGGTTTTGATCCTCTCCGGAGGGTGATTTATTATCTGATTTCTAACATTCCTTCGTCAGTCTCAACAAAATGTCCTTCATAGCTCATATCGCGACCAAATGCCTCATAATCGAAGTAGTTTGCAAGTATTCCGGCGTTTTCAAGTAGTCCGCATTCTTCAACGTACTGATAAGCTACATCTGTCATATCGTTGCAGCCGCTCCATAAGTAGCAATCATCCTTTTTATCGAGTGCCTCTTCCAGGCTGTAACCTTCATCTAATAAAGCTTTAACTATTGTCTGTTCGCTATCGTCCAGGCTCTCGACTGTTTCGGCGATTTCATTAAGGTGTTCTAAGTTGTCATATTCTCCGATATTGAGATAATCACACTCATAATCTGTGATAAAAAACTCTTCATATTCTCCGTAGTAGTCGTTTTTTGCTACCTGGCCGCGTCCGTTGCTGTAGTAGTGGATATCATCATGTGATACCTGGATCTTGTCGAATGCTTCGGCGATCTCGTCCTCAGTTGCTGGAAGTGTCAACCATACAAAATCTAAAACTCCTTCGTTGTACTTTCCTAAATTTGTAAGTGCTATGTTCATCATAATTTTTTCTCCTTTTCTATTTGTGGGGCTTCTATCCGTCAGGCCATACCGCTTATTTTTGATTTAATGGTCCGGCGTAGCTGTGAAGCTGTTGTTTTGTTTGGTGTGATTTAAATATAACACTTTGCGCAAAGTATGTCTATTATCAAAACTGCAAAAAGAGATTTATCGAAAAACATAAAAACTTTATGCAAAGTGCACTATACGCAAAGTAATAAAAACATGCTAGAATATAGATATAATCTGGAAAAGGAGGCATTTTATGGAGGATCAAAAGAAATTCAACAAACAGAACTATGACAATCAATATATAAAAAACAATAAAGACCGGATCAATTTTGTTATGGATAAGGGCACAAAAGACCGGATAAAGCTTGGAGCCGATAAACTGGGCCAGTCTTCCAGCGAGTTTATAAGAGAGGCTATAGAAGAAAAGCTTTTTAAACTGGGAATAGAAAAAAAGATTGTTGTAGATGATCCAGAGCAGAAAAAAGAAAATTAATAAACACTGGGCACACAGGGCCCAAAAATAAAATATAATAATATCGTGAAGAACTTGAATAAAAGCTTATTCCCCCAAAGTTTGAGCCCCTCAAGATCATAGCTACAAGAAGAAGTTGTTAATATCAATTAGCAGCTTCTTTTTTGTTTCTTCTATTAAATGCAAAAAATGAGGTTTTGATCATGGAAGATTTAAAAATAGATATCAATAAATTGAATAAAGCAACGGAACCGGCTGCAGATCTTCCAGAAGTACCAAGAGACGAAAACGGGAAAATCTTAATTGATCAAATCAAAATTGATCAGGACGAAAAGAACAATATCATCATACCAGATAAAATATTTGATATTTATTATAAAGAGTTGCCGCCCGGAATTATAAACCAGTCGAAGACCTGGAGAACAACCGCGACAGGCGGAAAAATAAAAATATTTGGTGGCGATCCTGAAGCAGATAGAGAAATACAAAGGAAAGGCGCGGAAACGGTGAACGCAGCGAACGCACAGCGCCGCACTTGTAAAGAGATTTTAGAGGAAATTGCCAAGAGAAAAGCACCAAAAGAGTTTATAGAAGAGATGGAGCTGGACGAAGGCACAACATGCTTAGAAGCTGCCAATTATGCCCAGGCTTTAAGGGCGATCAAAGGCGACACTAAAGCTATGGAATATATTAGAGATACTATGGGAGAGAAGCCGACAGAAAAAATTGATGCTTCAATAGCTGCATTGACTCCGGAAGATCAGGAACTAATAAACCGAGTTGCTGCGAGAATTAAGGACAGCTAATAGGACATAGACCACAATATATAGTGTTAAGAGATATAAAAGAGAAAAAGAGAATCAGGAGAAAAGCTGAAAAGCCGCATGAATACTGGATTCTATCTCAACTATTCGCTAAAGTCTTGTTTCGCGAATAGTTGAAAAGGCGGTTAACCTCCGGAGCTTTTTTCTCTGGGGCTGCTGCAGATCGACCAGGGCCGGAGCTTTTTTATAGGAGCATCCCACCGGAGCCGCCTTGATCACCTGGGAGGGTACCCGGGCCCCCACACCCCCACCACCCGGCGCGGCCTCGCACTCGCGCGGAGTCCCAATATACAAAAAATAATTTTCCAAAATTTCAACACTGTTAACACCAAATTTGCAGAAATTACGCAAAAATGGGGAATATATTTGTAAAACGTAAGATTTGGTATGTTTGCCTTATCATATTTTACCTAATGGCCTTGTGACCGCGCCAACGGCATGAGGCCTCCTTTCTAACATAAGTTGGAGGACGATTGAATGACATATTTTGATCCGAAGATATATTGTAAGCAGAACTTGAAGGAAGCGGATAGGGCAGAAATGGAGCGCTATCAGGAGTTTTTTCATGTAGTGCTTGATTATACGTGTGATAGGTTTCAGGAAGACTTTTGCACTGATGATAGCTTAGTGCTTAGTCAGATTAAGACTGAGATTGTAGATACGTTTGTGGAGTTGACAAAGGATTCTCTTGGAAGATCCTTGGATGAGCATATGGTTGGTCTGATTGATAGCTATGGGGATGATGTTGAAGTAAAAGAGTATGAAAAGCCTGAGTTCTTTTTCTATGATCCTGGCGAGGATGAGGAAGAGGACGAGGAAGAGTAATGGAGTCTAGGGAACTTTTATTCATTTTATTTCTCCTTTCTGCCTTGTAGGGTGTCATAGCCCTACGAGGTATTAGGCGTTTGGTCGCGCCGTAAGTCTGATTTGGTAAAGGCCCCGTGTACGTGTGGTTACTGCATGGGGCTTTTGCTGCAGAAAGTATTAGAGGTGTAATGAAAACAACAGTATTAGGAGTACGATTGACGGACTATCAGCGAAGCAAACTTAAGAAGCTATCCGGGGATAAACTGGAGGCGGATATAGTGAGGGCGCTGATAGATGATTATATAGAAGGTCGGCTGCTTGATTGCAGAGGGCTGATAAAGGTTGCGAAGCAGAGGAAAGTCGCGCCTCAGATATTGCTTGATGCTATTGTGGAGCAGTTGAATGAGTGATTTAGGGAAGATAAGGCAAGCGGAAATAGACTATTGCGCTGGTAACATAGTGTATTTTGTCACTACCTATGGGCATATAGAGGATAGAGATAGCGCAGAGATCATACAGCCCTTTAATCTGTGGGATGAGCAGAAAAAGGCGCTGGAGGATATGCTTAGTCATAAATGGACTATTATTCTGAAGGCTAGGCAGTTAGGTATTTCATGGCTTGTATTGCATTATGCTACATGGCTTATGTTGTGCCATTGTGGAAAATCAGTTATTGGATTGTCCAGGACAGAGGACGAGGCAAAAGAGCTTGTCCGCAGAATGGGCGTAATATTGCGAAATGCCAGAGCGCTAATCAGAGAAAAGGGAGACTTAAAAGGCTGGGATGGCGCATGGTTTGAAACTTCCTCCTTAGTAGTTAAAATACATTTTCCGGGCAAGGCAGATTCAGTTTTTCAATGCTTTGCCAGCTCGGAGAATGCAGCCAGATCATTTACGGCGGACTTGCTTTTGTTTGATGAGTGGGCTTTCCAGCAGTTTGACAGGGCTATTTGGACTGCAGCTTTGCCGGTAGTAAACAGGCCGCTATCTGGTCAAATTATTGGTGTTTCTACTATTAAAAGAGGATCACTGTTTGAGGAGCTATATACAACTCCTGATAATGGATTTTACAAGATATTCATTCCTTGGTACGCGGATCCAAAGCGTAGCGAGAAATGGTACAACGATACAATGAAGTTGTCCGGTAAGGCTGCAATGTGGGCTGAATATCCGGCTACTGTAGAAGAGGCACTTGAAGTACCTGGTGGAAGATATTTCCCGGAGGTTTCAGATGCCTCTATTTTAACGGAACAAAGGCTGAGACAGAACCTTGTTTGCTATTGTGCTTTTGACTATGGACTTGATATGTTGGCGGCCTATTGGGTTGTCCGTGATGCTTTTGGTAACAGTCAGGTGATTAAAGAGATTTATGAGCCTAATTTGATTATCGGAGCAGCCAGCGAGAGGATTTTGGAAACATCAGAGTACTTGATGGAAACAGGGCAGATACCGAGAGTTGAGCAGTACTTGGCGCCACCGGATTTGTGGAATAGATCACAGGAAACAGGTAAGAGTAGAGCAATTATCTTTGGTGAGCATGGCTTGAATCTTACTAAAGTCAACAATGATATCAATGCCGGTTGTATGGCTATGAAGGAAATGCTCAATCATTCTGAGGGCCAGAAGAGCAAATTGACAATATTAAATAGTGCAGCACCCAATTTGCTGCGTTGTTTAAAGAAAATACAGACTGATGAGAAAAAAGTGGATCAGTATGCCAAGGATCCGCATGAGTTAACTCATTCAGTTGATGCACTTAGGTACTATTGCGTTTACTGGACACATGGAGCAGTCAATAAAGTGGAAAAACACTATAAAAAGTGGCGTAAAGACCAGTGGGAAGACTACAGAAATGCTAATGCTAAGGATAAACAATACCTGATTAGTATATGGGGAGAACCTAGATAATGTTCAGGAGACTTAAGAGAATGGTTAAGAAGAATATAGAGACGCCAAAAGACGTAAAAAAGTGGGCTGCAAGGCTTCAAAATAGTAAATTCCAGTACGAAAAAGAGCTTTCCAACATGAAAAAGTACCAGGAATACTACGAAGGGACTAGAAAAGTCCAGCCAGATGCTAATAGAGGTGTGGATCCTAGCAAACTTGCAACAAATGTCCGTAATATCGTGTATGAGTTGATTGAATCTCAGGTTGATTCGTCAATCCCAATGCCAAGAGTAAGAGCAATTCACGCTGAAGATGATGAACTTGCTAAGAAAATGGAGAGATTCCTTGAAAATAAGGTAAGGACTTGCGGATTAACACTGATAAATGATGCTGAAGAGCGTACAGTGCCGATTGCTGGCGGTGATTATTACTTTGTTCAGTGGGATCAGAACAGGGGATTACATTCTGAGATCGGAGATATTAAGGTTTCGGAGCTGCATCCTAAGAAAGTACTTCCGCAGACTGGTGTTATAGACTTTGATGATATGGATTATTTCTTTATCCAGGAGCTTATGACAAAGCAGACAGTAAAGCGTGTCTACGGAGTGGATGTTTCAGGGTGCCAAAATGATTACCCTGAAATGACAGAGGATATTGAGGGAGCTACCGCAAATGAGGACCTTGTTACTGTAAATACTGCCTTTTATCGTAACGAAGAGGGCGGTGTTGGTATCTTTGTTTGGTGCGATTATGTGAAGCTGTTGGATCTTGATGAGTACGAGGCCAGATATCTTGATAGATGTGCTAAATGTGGTTCTGTAATGGTCAATGGCGTTTGCCCTGAATGCGGAAGCAAGAAGGCTGAGAAGCACAAAGAGGACTATGAAGAGCTTGTTGATTCTATTGAGGTAAAGATAACTAACGGCCCTATGAGAAGCGTGCCGGCGGAAGAGATAAACGAAGTGCCAATGCTTGATGAAAATGGTATGCCGGTTATGGATGAGTATGGGCAGCCTCAAATGACCATTGAGCGCAAGAAAAAGAAGGTTCCATATTATAAACCTAATATCTATCCGGTTATCCTTAGGAAGAATATCACAGCACAGAACAGGCTTTTAGGTTGTAGTGACGTTTCTGTTGTTATAGATCAGCAAGATACAATTAAAAAGCTTGGTACAAAGATAAATGAAAAGCTTCTTAAGGGTGGTTCGTATGTAACCTTGCCTGATGGCATAGACGTTGAGAAGGACGGTGAAGAGCTTAATATTATCCGTCTTAGAAATGCTGCAGATAAGCAGCTTATTGATGTTTTGAATATGCAGCCTAATGTCCAGAACGATCAGACTTACTTGGAGACTAATTACTCATGGGCTAAATCTGCTCTTGGTATTACTGATTCTTACCAGGGCAAATATGACGCTTCTGCCACTTCCGGAGCAGCAAAGCAGTATCAGATCAATCAGGCTGCCGGACGTTTGGATTCCAAGAGAACATTGAAGAATGAGGCATATGCAAAGCTTTACGAAACAATGTTTAAGTTTTGGCTTGCATTTTCAGATAGCACAAGTGAGATTACAAGCGTAGACAAGGACGGAAACGCAACTCATGAGACGCTGAACAGAAAAGAGTTTTTAAGGATAGATTCAAATGGTGAGTTTTACTGGGATGATGAGTTTATCTTTGAGACTGATCCTACATCAACACTTATGCAGAATAGGGAAATGATGTGGAATCAAACAGATATGAAGCTGCAGTCCGGTGCCTTTGGCCCTGTTGGTGATCTTGAAACAGCTAAAGCATATTGGACAATCATGAAGGCAAATGGATATCCTAATGCCACTGTAGTTCTCAATCTGATTGAGGATAGATTAGCACAGCAAAGACAGATGGCAGAACAGCTACCAATGCCGGAAATGTCACAGGGAGGAGGCGAGCCAATTGAAATGCCCCTTATGTAATACAGAAATGCGTATAAAATCCAGTGGATATGTTTTGAATGATGGCAAGTTGTTCACAAAGCAAGTGCTTACTTGCCGGAAAAAAGACTGTCCTAACTACGAAAAGGACGTAAAAATCATATACAATCCTTTGCCAGTAACAGAGGATTCCAACGCGGAAGCGTAAAAACGGCAGCTTAAAGGCTGCTTTTTTTATACAAAAATTTCCCAGGAACAGGGCAAAAATCCAGGAAAGGACAACTGAATATGAAGAAATTTGATCGTGACCTAATGGCTATGAATCTTCAGTTTTTTGCAGAAGGTGAAGGCGCAGAAGGGGAAGGCGGAAACGAGGCTGAAGCCGCCGAGCAGCCAACAGAGAGCGAAGCTCCTGAAGTGACTGAACAGACAAGCGAAACAGAGGAAGCCGCTGAACCTCAGGTACAGTCGAAAGAAGCAAACGCCGCATTTGCAAACATGCGCAGGGAAATGGAGGCAGCCAAGAAGAGAGCTGCTGAGATTGATGCCATGTATGCAGAACAGTTCGGACAGTATACAAATCCTGAAACCGGACAGCCAATCAGGAGTGCTAAGGATTATGCCGAAGCTATGGCAGCCCAGCAGAGGGCTCAGGCCAGACAGCAACTTGAACAGGCAAACATTGATCCTTCCTTGATTGACAAAATGATAGAAAACAGCCCGGCTATGCGCCAGGCAAAGGAAGCAACCGCGGAGCTGAACAACATTCGTGCAGCACAGATGATGGAAGAGGACTTTAAAGAGGTCTTGAAGATTGATCCTACTATGGGAAGCCAGGAGGACATTATTAAATCAGATTCCTATATGGCTGTAGTGGATTATGTTCGCAATCATCCTGGTACACGATTCAGTGACGCATATAAACTTGTAAATTTTGACAGGCTTGCAAGCTCTAGGAGTGAGGCGGCTAAACAGGCTGCTATCAATCAGGTGAAAGGCAAGAACCATTTGAATACCGGAGCCGCACTAAATGTTGATGATGGATCAGAAGACATTCCGGTTGGTGCATTGGAAATGTACAAAGAAACCTTCCCTGGCAAGACTATGGCAGAGCTTAAAGCCCTTTATAACAAGGCTCTTGGAGCCAGAGCTTAAGGAGGCAAATTATGTCAGTAACAATTAGAGCTAATACCAAGAACAATCGTTTTTGGGATGAGTGGGCAACACTCTTTGATGCTGTTATCTATGATGCAGATGCACAGCAGAATAAATATGACGATATCGTAAAGGCCATGACAATTGAAAAGAAGTCTTCAAGATGGGGCGAGAAGTCAATCGTTATGGGCGGACTTGGAGATTTCCAGGCTAAGTCAGAGGGCGAGAACGCTACTCAGGACACATTCTCACAGGGTTATGAGAAGTTTGTTCAGCACGCTACATTTGCTCTTGAAGTAGAGATTTCTAAGGAACTTAAGGACGATAACATGCTTGATGATGCAAAGCAGAAGGTTATCAACCTCGTTCAGGCTTATAAGAGATCCAGAGCAAAACTCGCTACTGCTGCAATCACCGGCGCCGTTGGTGCTACAGAGAATATTACATTCAATGGAGCAACAATTGATGTAAACTGCGGTGATGGTCTTGCACTCTTCAATGAGGCACACAAGATCAAGAATGTAGCCGGCAACAAGACACAGTGCAACTACTTCTCAGATGTACTCGGCAGTAACACAACTGTCCTTAATAAGGCCCTCAATAAGATGAGAAATTATCGTGATGATCGTGGTGAAGTTCTTGGCTTCATTGCTGATACAATCATCATTCCTGGTAATGATCCTGAGTATGAGGATTTCGTAAAGAGAGTAATCGGATCTGACGGAGAAGTTGGCAGCGATCACAACGATATCAACACTCAGCGTGGTAAGTGGAAGCTGGTTGTAGATCCTCTTTGGACACCTACAATTACTCAGTACAATCATCCTCTTATCATCTATTCAAGCGAAGCGCTTAAGGCTCTTCAGGGCATTAAGTTCTATGACAGAACTGCTCTTGATATCGAGACTGATGTAGACGTTCACAGCAGAAACCTTACATACAACGGTTTTGCTCGTATGTCTATCACATTCCCTAACTGGCGCCAGGCTATGATGATCGGTGCTGCTGATTCCAGCACAGCAATTGATACTAACGTATCATTCTGATGAAATATGGGGGCTGGGGATTATTCCTCAGCCCTTTTTTTAAGGAGATAGTATGAAAGTTGGAGATAGATTTGAAAAAGATGGTAAGTACGTCGAGGTTACTCAGGTATCATCTTGGGGCTATGGATATAGAGAGGTGAAAAAAGAGGATGAAGTAGTTTCACCAGCGCCGGAGATTGAAGAGGAAAAGCCAGTTGTAAGAAGGCGTACAACTAGAAAGAAGGCTTAAATGATTACCTGGAAGGATATTAAATATACAACACTCCAGAAGATGTTTTCCATATCGGGATCCAGCACAACTATTCCTAATGATTCTGCGACTATGGAATATGTAAATGCCATGCCGGCGGCATGTAATGAGGCGTTGCAACTGCTTAGTACTGCTGGAAAATTCATTATTAAAGAGTTCCAGTATGTAAACTATCCTATTGATAACCTTCTGGGGAAAGATACTTTTAAGACCTACTCAATTATTGATGATTCTAAGTCCTTTGAAATAAAGGGCGCTAAATCATTTTATTTTCGCATTATTGGCTTGCCGGTATCATGCAAGCTTTATGTAGGAACTCATCTTGTAAAGGACTTTTATCCTGAGGTTGTGGATGAAGACTATGAGCCTATTGATTACAAGGTTTATACGTCAGTTAAGGGGAACATCACATATCCTACTCTTGATGAGGGTGAGGATGATACTGTCAGATTGGTAATTGAGGCAAGTACACCGGTCAATATAGCCAATGTGTGCTTTTATGGATGTGCTTTTCAGACTGATGCAGAAGTTCCGCCTTTTGAGAAGTACATAAGAATAAAAATGTCTGATGTATTGGACGACTTTTATCAGCTTGCTCCTGCTGAGTTATATGATCTTGGAACAAATGGAAACGAGTATATCGTTGCTGATAATTATTTCCAGGAAGCAGACAAAACACTTGTAATACAGCGTGATATGCCTGGTATATATGTGATTCATTATAGGGCTTATCCGCAGTATATCACTCTTGAAACAGAGGATGAGACAGAGTTATCACTTGATCCTGAGGTAGCTGCCCTGATTCCGCTTTATATGGCTTCACAGCTATATAAGGATGATGATAATGCAATTGCCACTGTTTACAGAAATGAGTTTCAGGTAGCCTTTGATGCATTATCACAGGGAGCATTAGTTCCTAAGAAAGAGAAGTTTATTCCTTCTAGTGGGTGGGCATAATGGCGGTGCAGTTTAAAATTCCTAAAAGTCCTGCAAGGCAAGTATATCAAATAAATAATTTCTTAGGCGCAGACTTTACTTCTGAGAGCTCTACTGTTGACGAAACCAAGTCTCCTAACGTTCAGAATATGATTAGATCAGTTCCGGGCAAAATTCGTAAGAGAATGGGCTACAGTGAGCTCTTTGATTATGGTGCGCCTATTTATGGAGTGCATCATCTTTCAACTACTGATGTATGGTTAGTCCATGCCGGGAATAAGCTGTATAACTTGTTTGCTCCTAAAGGCGCTATATGGATTGATCATAACAGTGATGAAGTTGTAAATGAAGAAGATAAAAACATTGTTTTACTGAATAATGATGTTACGCAGACACTTGTTTACACTGGGATGGCAGAGCATAAATCCGTTTCATTCCAGCTTAATCAAATGCTGGTGATCCTTGATGGCACTAAGCTGCGTCTTTATGATGGCGAAAGTGTAAAAGTAGTCGAAAATATTGCGTATATTCCGACTTTGACTATCTCAAAGGACTATACCGGCGGTGGTACAGACTATGAGCCATTAAATCTCTTGCAGCCGGCCTTTATTGAGCAGTTTTATGTGAAGGCGGAGCAAGCTACAGCAACGACATTTCAGCTTACCTTTGGTGATCTTGATAATACTGAGGTTCTGGCATGGTTGCTTGATAGCGAAGGTGAATGGCAAGAACAGACAGAAAACACGGATTTTACTGTTGATAGAACATCCGGGATTGTAACCTTTACTACGGCGCCGGGGGCAAGTCCTATAAGTGGTGCTGACAACGTAAAGATTCAGGCATATAGGACAGTTGATGGATATGCAGATAGAATAAACCATTGTACTATTGGCGCCATGTTTGGTGTAAATGGTGCTGGTGATAGATTGTTTGTTTCAGGAAATCCGGATCAGGGCGCTGATTCAGAAGGCAACTTGTATACCTTCATTAACTGCGACTGGTTTTCACAGCAGTATGATCCTACTTATTTTGCTGATACATGGTATTCAAAACTAGGTTCGGATTCCTCAGCAATAATGGGGTATTCGATTATAAATAACTACCTGGCAGCGCATAAGGATCATAACGAGCTTACACAGTCAATCCTTATTCGTGAGGGTGATCTTGTGGATGATGAGCCAGTATTTAAGCTTATCAATACACTTCAGGGTGCCGGGGCTATATCTAAGTATTGTTTTTCGTACTTGGCTACTGAACCGGTATTCCTTACGAGATTAGGCATATATGCAGTTACGGCACAGGATGTTACCGGTGAGAAATATGCACAGGATAGAAGTTACTACCTTGAAGGAAAGCTCTTAAAAGAGGAAAACTTGGAAAACGCCTTTGCTTATACATGGAAGGACTATTATATCCTGGCTATAAATGATCACTTGTATATCCTTGATGGACTGCAGCCAATACATACAGATAGAGCAAAACCTTACGCGACTAGACAGTATGTTGGATTCTACTTTACCAACATTCCGGCTAGTTGTTTTTTTGAGGTTGATTCTGAACTATACTTTGGAAGCAATGACGGAAAGATATATAAATGGGCCACAGATGATAAGGCGTTGGCCTCATATAACGATAATGGCGAAGCTATAGAGGCAATATGGGAAACGGCTGATATCTCTGATCAGTTGTTTTTTAAGAAAAAAACTTACCGTTATATTGCAGTGCGGTGTATGCCTGAGATTATTTCGTCCATTGAGATATATGCACAGAAAAATGGTATATGGGAACTGATTAAGAATGATTTGGCAATGCTTAAGTACTTCTCATATGCCTCATTGATATATTCAAAGTTTACTTATTCAACAAACAGAACACAGCGAGTTACAGCTACTAAAGTCCGATTGAAGAAGCTGGATCATGTACGATTCAAATTCAGAAATGCTAACTACAATGAGCCATTAGGTATCAATGACTTTGGTGTTGAATATACTCAGTCTGGAAATGTTAAGTAAGGAGGCTAAGATGGCTTTTACAAAAATAACTCCAGCCGATAGGATCGGCAAAGGTAATGTAGGACAGGCCGATACTCCCGGCTTAACTACTTCTGAAATGCAAGAGTTGATGGATTCGCTTCCTAACCTTGCTATAGACAAATTCAACAATCATATTGATGAGTTGGGAATGGAGTCGGCGGCTACTAATATCGGTGCTACTCCGCCAGATGGTATTTTAGCCAACAAAAATATCCAGTCAATTCTTAATACGTTGGCTTATCAACTTGGACTTGTAGAGGTTAATAATCATTCACATAGCAACAAGGAAACGTTAGATGAGATAACAGGAGAGTATAAAACTTCCCTGGATACGCTTCTGCTATTGATGAACAATATCAACTCTATTGCAACTACGATCAGTTCATCTTCAACAGATTCGGAATTGCCTACAGCTAAAGCTATTGTGGATCTCTTGGATGATACTTTCCTTCATAGCGCTGTTATGTCCTTTAATGACAGAGTAGGTAGAGTATATCCTAACGCTGGTGATTATACTGCGGATCAGATTACTTATGATGCTACTAATGTTAAAGCAGTTTTGGACCTTGTCAGAGTTATGACCGGAGCAACGGCTTCTGCTGATGGTGTTGGCGGCCTTGTTCCTAAGCCTAATGCCGGTGATCAGGGAAAAATCCTATATGGTAATGGTGCTTGGGGCAATCCTCCTATTAACTATCTTTCAGGCTTGCAAGATGTTAGTCTTAATGCTTTGCAGAATAATCAGTCGCTTGTTTATGATTTCTCTTCTGCAAAATGGATAAATAAGCTGGCGAAGACTATTTTTACAATTCAGAAAACAAGCACTTCCGGATTAGTTGATACTTATACAATTACCTACATTGATGGATCAACAGATACGTTCACAGTAACAAATGGTAAACCGGCTTATCAGAGTGCTGTTGAAGGTGGCTATCCGGGAACCGAAGCAGAGTTTGAATCTGATCTTGCTAACATGGAAGAGTATGCTGCGTCAGCAGCGCAGTCAGCTATTGATGCGGCAAATAGCGCTAGTCTAGCTGAACAGTATGCGGATTTTGTTACGCCTCATTTTATCATTCAAGATAATGTTCTTTATTTAAAGGATGATTCGGCTGGCGAGTTCTTGTTAGAAGATAACAAGCTTTATGTAAAAATAACAGGCTAAGGAGGAAAAAATAATGGCAGCACCAACAGGATATAGCTCTTTAGGTTTAATTGGTTTTACTGATAAAGGTGATTATGTTGCAGCAACTACATATGTGCAGAATGATCTTTGTCATTACAATGGAAAAATCTGGAAGAGTAAGGTTGATGATAACACAGGTCATACACCGGCTTCAGGAGCATATTGGGATATTTGGGTTGATCCTTCTGATTCTCTGGAAGAAATGACAGATGTTGATATTTCATCACCGGCAAATGGGGATGTTTTGGAGTATGATTCTACTTCCGGCAAATGGAAAAACTCGGATGTGATCGGTGAAGTAAAGCAGGCTTTAAGTGACGAAGCAGAAGTAAGGGCAGAGTATACTGTACATAACTTTTTGGATGTTTTAGGAAGTACAAAAACAAATGTTTCTGTTTCTTCTGCGAATAATCGTGTCATTACTAATACAGCAACAGATACAAAAAGTGTATTATCTCTTACTTTTACATTTAAGTATTCTGATGAAACAAGTTCATCACCAATTTGGCAGGATGTAAGCGGAACAGGAGAAAAAACATTTACTATTACTGCCAATAAAGACGTTACGGAAGTTGTGTTTAGTCATAATGGTAGCGTAAGGAATATAGGCTTCAAGACATCATGCTCATTAAAAGCAGGAAGTTATATTCTTTCTTTTAGCATTACTAGCAACGACCCAACAACAGTTGGAGGGTTAGTGATTGAAAAAGCAATGCTCGCTGATGCTAAAGACCCTTACACAGGTTACACTCCTTATGCCCCAACAAATGCTGAATGCCTTAGTGCTGATGTTAATGCAGAATTGGGAGCGCATAATTTTACTAAGCCATTAAAGAGCCAAACAAATTCTACTTATGGAATTACAATTTCAACGGATTCCAATGATGTATCAACTATTTCGGGAACTGCTCTTTCTTCGGGTGGAAGATTAAGTATGATTAGCGAAAGGTTCACACTTAAGGCTGGTACATATAAAATTTTAAAAGAAGTAAGCGATACAAGTGTTACAACTGATATTACAATTCATGATAATAACAATAATGCGTTGGGGTGGACAGGTGGACAACCAATATTCACAATATCACAAGACACAGTATGCTTTATTGGATTGAATGTGCTTTCTGGCAAAGTTTACTCCAACGTAAAACTAAAAGTTCTTGTAAAGCTAGCAATAGACCCATCAACAAAGTTCACTCCTTATGCAATGACTAATAAGGAGTTGACGGATGTTGCCAACTCTTTGAAAAATCTGCCATATATTGAAGGCACAACAACATCATCAGGAAACTTAGATGCGAATCTTACTCTTAATGAAAAGAATGTAATTGCAGCATTTGGTAGTGGACTAATTGCATTGCCATACTTTACATTTGAAAATGGAGCAAATCATTGGTGGTTTCATGTTGAAAATATTGATGGGACGCCAAAAGCAAGTTCAAGTGTAAAGATATATTATATCGCAGTTGATGTATAAGCCTATGAAAAAGCTAATATATTTCTTTATCAGCTTTTCATTGTTCCTTAGCTTTCCAATAACCGTTTATGCCAAGCCGTACAACCTCAAAAAGTGTGATTTTACAAAATTGTCCACCGAGGATATGCAGGACACTATAACAGCTTTAGTATCTGAAATATCAAGTGATTTGCAGATAACAACAATTCCCCATCTTTACTTTTATTCAGCTAAGGATTGGGGAGTTGCTGCAAACTATTACCAAGGGCTTGATTATATCTTTGTTAATCTATCAACCTTTGAAGATAACACAGATGCTGATTTTGCAAATGAATCGGTGGAATACCATCTTATAAAGATAATTGCGCATGAGGTTAGACATGACTTTCAATGGGAGCATCAATTTGATGATTCCGATTATGGTAGGGCTTGCTTGTATGGCTATAACAACTATCAGCAATACTACAATGGCATTGAGAACTATTACCAACAGTTTATCGAAGCTGATGCAAATGAGTATGGGAAAGCGTATGCTGATAAGTATTTTGGTAAGTAAAAGGACACAAAAATGAAACTATATGCTCCACAACTTGTGCAGATACCAAAGTCGATAATGGCAAACAGAAACTAGCTTGTGGGGCATTAGTAACTTAAAGGACACGTTATAAATCAAAGCAGAGGATGGGCGGGAAGGAGTAAAGCTAATTGTAAGTGGTGAGAGCCTTACAAGAATGTATCCCATGTCGAGGGTCGTTACCTCCTTTGGTTTATATAAATTAGTTCGTTAAAGGACACTTTTGTGAACGTAGCAAGTTGCCAGCAAGTTAGCAGATCCACTCTCCAACTATACTGTCGAGTTTTGGCGAGTAGTTGGAGAGTAACTCAGCAAGTTAAAAAGAAACTTAAAAACAACTCAAATGATTTGAGTTCCTATTTGAGTTCTTGTAAAGTAAGAGAGGGAGTTTTGCCAGTTTTTACGTACCTCGATTTGTAAACTGGATGCTTGATTAGGTCAGGAGTTATCACTGTTAAAGGTGTTAGCTCCTTTTTTGTGAAGGAGGAGAAGGATGCCAACAATTTCAGAAGTATTACCTTTGCTTGCGATTATTATTTCAGCAGTGGCGCTCTTCCGAAACAACAAGGCTGATACAAAACAGGATGCCGGACAGATGATGGAGATTATTGTCAAGCTGGAAACCATTAATGAAAACGTTAAAGAAGTAAAGGCAGACATGAAGGATGTAAAGGCCGATATGGAAAAAGTAAAAGAGAGACTTGTTATTGTGGAGCAGTCAACCAGATCAGCACATAAAAGGATTGATAATTTACATGGCGAGACAGAGACAAGCTAAAAAGAAAATAGACAAGATAGTAAAGGGAGTGCTCATTTATTGGGTGCTCTTTGTTGTTGTGGCATGGATAACATTCTGGATAAAAGACGCCGTTCCGGACACTCTAATTCAGTATGGTTTAGGTGGAGGCGCCGTAGAGCTGCTAGTAACCGGAGCAATAGAGATTATGAGAGACAAGTTAAACAAGGAGGATCAGGATGGAAAAACTACAGAGTAGAAAGTTTTGGATATGCGTTGCCGCTTTTCTTGCTTCTATTGGTACAAGCGTTGCTGGTCTTCAGTCTAACAATAATACTGTTGTTGCTATTGGGACCATATGCGCTATTATTTCAGCTGCTATCTACGCATTTTGCGAGGCTTGGGTAGATGGTAAAGCAGTAGATAAAAAAGAGGATTGATTATGGCGGTATTAATTGCACATGCAAGCATGGGCGAAAGTAATCTTGTTAAAGGTGGAAAGGCCGGAGATCAGACAGGGAATGAAGTTTGTATAAGATCCTGGTACAACAAGCCGTGGGGATGTGTCATAAGATTTACGGATCCTATCATGAGAGAAAAGTTAGCTAAGTGCATGGAGAATGCTGCAGCTAATAATCATATAGGATATGATCAGAACCAGCGAAACACTTTGCTAAAGCTTGCAAGAAAATATAACTATGATGTTTCAAGAGTCACGGAAGACTGTGAGACAGACTGCAGCGCCTTGGTATCTGTTGCGTGTATGTTTGCCGGTATTCCTGAGAGTATGCTTACTCTTAATGGCAATTGTGCAACTACTCGGACACTAAAGCCTATACTAAAAAATTCCGGGGAAGTAGAGATTTTTACAACTTCAATGTACACTGCAAAAACTGACAGACTGATCAGGGGAGATATTTTGTTGAAAGAAGGTTCTCATGTGGCTGTAGTGGTAAGAGGTAATGAGGATGTAAAAAGTCTGGAAGAGATTGCAAAAGAAGTAATAGCCGGCGTTTGGGGTGATGGCGCACAGCGAAAACAGCGGCTCCGGGCTGCTGGTTACAATCCGTCAATGGTCCAGGCAAAAGTAAATGAAATACTAGCCAATCAGAAATAACATGTTATATGGGAAAGGAGCTTGTCTATGGAAGAAAATACCTTGTCTTT